GTTAGGACTGCAAAAATTGGTGAAGAATATTGGTTTGTATTATCTGATGTTTGTAGAGTTCTTGATATTAAAAATTCAAGAGACGCTAAAACAAGATTAAATTTAAGGGGTGTCGGTAGTACCGACGTAACACTTTTAAATGGATATAGAGATGATGGAACTCCAACTTATAGAAAAGCTACCGTTGACTGTATAAATGAATCTAATTTATATAAGCTAATTTTCCAATCTCGTAAGCCACAGGCAGAAAAGTTCTCGGATTGGGTGACTGGTGAGGTTCTACCTGCACTTAGAAAACAAGGCACTTACAGCATGCCAGCAATGAGTAAAGAGCTACAGGCAATACTGATGGTCGATAATAAGACTGAGGAGCTAAGAGAAGATTTTCAAGACTTTAAAGATAACGCACCGCTGTTTAATATTGAATGTGACAAACTTACTAAGGCGGTCAGGAAGAAAGTTATTAAGCTGATAGGATATAAGTCGCCTGCATATAAAGACAAGTCGCTAAGAGCAAAAGTATTCAGTGATTTACAGATACAGATCAAGAGAGAATTTGACATAGATAGCTACAAGGCTATCAAGAGAAAAGATTTTGATATTGCTCTTGAGATAATAGAAAGCTATAAGTTGCCCATGGCCCTGGATAATGCTGTTCACGAGTTAAATATCGGAGGTGGATACTGTGAGTTGGGATAGGTTTGTATGGAATATGACTGGGGCTTGCTACTATGCAGTATTGATTGCATGGGAGTATGTAAAAGAAGGTTGGACTAAGTGGCAAAATATAGGTTTATAGAAAAGTTAGAAACACACTTATTTTACATTGAGGAGGTTAAAAATGATTAGACTAGATGAATTTGACAAGGTAAGAAGATATGTAGCAAAGTGGGCAAAGGAAAAGGACATAGAAGTAGCCCAGGTAAGCATTGATGACGAAGAACTTATTTTCTATGGTGATACTATTGGGGCTAGAACACTTATAGTAGGGACGTATTGGATATATGATGAAGAGTTAGAGCTAGAAAATGGGGGTAAAATTGTTAGTTTATATGATTTGCAAAAAAAATGAAAAAACAGGAAAATAAAAAAGGCGGTGTTGTCGGGAAACAAGCACCACCAAACAAAAAAATCAATAATAGTATAGCACGAAGTTGGAGGGATTGCAATGAGTGACAATAAAAAATACTACTATCTGAAATTAAAGGAAAACTTTTTTGAGTCAGACGAAATAATATATCTTGAAAGTCTGCCTGATGGACATAAGTACTCAAATATACTACTCAAATTATACCTACGCAGCCTCAAAAATAGTGGAAAGTTGATGATGAATGATGTCATTCCATATAGTCCAGAAATGCTTGCTACTGTGACAAGACATAGCGTAGGTGATGTAAAACAAGCGATTGTACACTTCATGAATCTTGGACTCATAGAGCAACTAGAATCGGGGGCTATGTATATGCTTCAAATTCAGAATTTTATAGGCAGGTCAAGTACTGAGGGAGACAGGAAGAGAGAGTATAGACAGAAGATTAATCAAGAGAAGTTAAAAGGACAAGTGTCGGGACATTTGTCCGACATTCATCCACCAGAGATAGAGTTAGAGATAGAGTTAGAGAAAGATATAAATTTAAAGGAAAAGGGGAAAAATAAACCTGTTGATAATGTGGATAATGTTGATAAGTCAAAAAAAGAGGAATTTGCATATAGTGATGACTATATAAAGCTATTAAAGTCTAATAATCTGAGTGAAGAAAATATAAAAAAGATACTATCACCAGACATCTACAAGAAAGGGGTTGGCTATCTAAAAGAAAAGATAGACATGACATTAGTGAAAGGTGATTTAAATGCGAATATAGGCTACTTGCTAGGTGCACTAAAAAATGACTGGAAAATTCAATCTAAAAAGCAAGATAAAAGTGTTGCTGCTAAGACAAGATTTCATAACTTTAAGAGCGCTACCTATACGGAAGAGCAGTTAAGGAAAGCAGCAGGTCTGCCTGCTAGGAAAATGTAGGTGGGGCTCATGCTGGATGGAGATTACACAGCAACTAAGAGATGTGAGTTTTGTAATAGCGTTCTTGTTGCAATTAAGATAACTGACCGGGGATATCTAGTTCAATGCGAAAAGTGCGGGGCAATATCTGAAGCTAGATACGCTTATAAAAATAATTCTAAGCCATCAAGAATGGCTAAAGTTAGAAAATTAAAAAAGAAATATTATGATATGGAGGCGGATCATGAAAATTACTAATTTGAGAGTGGCGAAAGACGGAAAGTTAGAAAAAATAATGACCATATACTGCGAGAGAAATGCTGCACTACTTAAAAGCGGCGCAGTCGTAAATTTGGATAAAGCAAGATTGATTAGGTCTACTGGGTTAGTAGATAAGAACGGGCAAGAAATTTTCGAAGGTTCTATACTTGCATTTGAAGATTCAGTATATAACGCAAATATGGATGATTTTTATGAAGATACAAATACGGCTGTAGTAGCATATATCGACAATAGATTTACGCTAGTTAATTTTGCTAAAGAAGGCATGATATGGCAACTAGTGACCGAGTCTAACACAGCTTTGGTCAACACACTTCAAAATTCTATAATTGTAGGGCACACAAGCGTAAAACTAGGCTAAAGGGGGGAAAGAAAATGAAAGAGAAGACTTTTGAAGAGAAGTATGGAAAAGAAAATAAGATGAGGTTTTTTGAAACAATTGCCTGCATTGAAGTTTTAAAGCGTGGATACGGGAAAATAGAAAACGGATATGTTGTCCCAAAAAATGGCAAGGATGTAGAGTTTAATGCGATAGTATTTTCAGTGCTTAAAAAAAATAATGCACTCCCAGAAAAAAGTAGTGAATTGTAAAGGGGGACTAAATTAGATGGCTTATTTTCACGGAAATTTAAAATATCACAAGGACACAAAAGAAAAAAGAGAACTAAGCAAGGAAGATGTAGAGTTCTTAAAAACATTGCAGAAAGAGAGAAACACACAAGATAATTGCGAGACTGCTGATGTAAGAACATGGGTTATAAAAGACAGAAAAGACCATGTAACAGCGGAGGGACATGAAGATTATTATGTTTTGTTTGACACTGAAAATTGCAATACTCTAGATTTAGAAGATATTTATAATATATTATGTTACCTCGAATTAGAAACTGATTATTATACAGGAGATATAGTCATAAACGGCTTAAAATTCGAAGATGGTATAATTAAGTTTAGATACCTTGAAGAAGAAGTGAGCATAAGACAAGATAATGATAATACGGACGGCATTGTTATCAAAGGAATTGATGTGGATGAATTAATTTCATTTTTTGAGGAACATGAATACAAAATTAATATTGTAAATATGGTTGTTAATTGGGAACATCAATTTTGCTTCTTAACTCAAAAGGCAGCAGAAAACTATCTAAGAAAGTACGGATATAATCACCATCCAGACGCACATACTTACTGTATTTGTACGTATCGTGATCAAGAATTAGCAACGTTGATGGAGATAATAGAGCGTGTAGATTGGAATAAGGTCGGCAATGTTAACGCAGAACCACCAAAGGAGAATGAGAAGTTTATACACGATACTATACTAAAGGCTTGCGAGGCAGCCTTGATGTACTGCAATACATATGCAGGATTTGACGGTGAAGAACCACCATTCACTAATCAAGATATAAAAGACATTAAACTTTTACAAGAACTAGAAAAAGGTTTAGGAAAGGAACAGGTAATAAATAATGGATAGTGGAGAGATATTACTAAACAGGGCTAATGTAAAAGCGTATAAGTATGCGTTAAAGTGGATAGAATTTGAAATGAAAGGACTAAATCCATATAATGGTGATGATTGGAGAATGGCAGAATTAACGGAAGATAAGAAGACTATAGAAATGTTATTAAAAACGTCTGAGATTGACGTAGATATTTAATAGGAGATATAAATATGACAATAAAGATGCACTTAAAAGATAAACACTTCCAGATGATGAAAAATGGATCTAAAAAAGTAGAAGTAAGGCTGAATGATGGGAAAAGACGACAATTGAAGATAGGAGATGTAATATTATTCAAGAACCTAGAAACCGGTGAAGAACTGGAAAGAAAGGTGAAAAGAATAAAACTATTTACAATGCCTTTTAGGTTGCTAGGTAGGTACAGGCTACAGGATTTTGGGGATGAATACAAGGAAACAAAAGATCTAGTAGAAGATATTCATAGTATTTATAACCTAGTAGATATACATAAGTATGGGGTTATGGCTATAGAATTATTAGATCTTATAAGGGATATCAAAAAGGAGATTGAAAGTGATGGAAACTAAAGAATTAGAAAAATACATAAATGAAAAGGTAGAAGAGTTTAGAAAAGACCTTGTTCTTGATATTAAAAATAAGGTTAAAGAAGTTGAGAGACCAAAAACTATATGGGATTTTAATACAAACGACAGCGATAGTTACTGTTACATTGATGGAGATGGATATTTGAGCCTAGACTGGATTGATGAGAATTACTTTGAAATTAGAAGAGACTTAGGTAACGCATTTCTAACCGAGGAAGAAGCCGAATTTGAACGTGAAAGACGTAAGATATTGACAATTATGAAAAAATATAGCAGACCTTTTGAATATAATGGATTTAACTATTTTATTGCATATGATTATTATAGAGAAGAGTTATTTATTAAGAGTTACGATTGGATGCATGGTGGTTCTTATTATTTTGCGAGCAAGGAGATAGCAGAAAAAGTAATAAGTGGAATCGGTAAAGATAGGTTAAAGAAATATTATTTTGGAATAAAGGAGTAGCGATATGAATAATTTTAGTGGAGTTGGAAGATTAACAAAAGACCCAGAATTGAGATATATACCAGGCTCAGGAACACCAGTGGCTACATTCACATTGGCTATAGATAGAGACTACAAGAATAGGGACGGGTCCACAACTACGGATTTTATCCCTTGTGAGATAATGGGCAAGCCAGCAGAATTCACAGCTAATTATGTGAGAAAAGGCAGACTAGTTGCAGTACAGGGAAGTATAAGAGTCGATAGGTATGTCGCTGATGACGGAAATAATAGATCATTTACGAAGGTCGCTGCTAGAAATATTCAATCGTTGGAACCTGCTAAGAAGTCTGGTGTCCTGGGTGAGAATTTTGAGGGACCAAAGTTTGAGCCGAGCAATGTAGTTAGTCCTAGTGAGTTTGATGCGGTTAATGATGATGACGTGCCATTTTAGGAGGTATAGATATGAGCAGTAGCATAATTGCAGTAATAGAGGATTTGCTAGATCAATACGAAGATAGTGCGTATAATCACGAGGAATCTTACAAAATAAATGAGTGTAGAGGCAAGGTGATGTTTGCTCTGAGAAATTTATTAACAACGGAGCAAATAGAAATAAAAAATATTTATAGATTTAAATTTCATAGTGATATAACTGGAGATAGTATATATTCTGGATTTTATAAAAATGAAATAGATGCATATGATTTTCTTGACGATTTCAAAGAAAAAATTAGAGAAAATCATGAGGAATGGAATATATATCATATAGGGGATATGATTGAGTTACAAGAGATAGTTTTAGAGGATGTTGAAGATATTGATTACACTAGCAGAGTAAAAGTAATATCTGAAATTGTAGTTGAAGACGAAGCAAGCGAAGAAAATCAAATAGTTTGTTGGAAAGATTATGAGGTGGAGTAATGAGAATACCAAAAGCAATAAGAGAGGTAGTAGAGCAGAGAAATAAGCTAAATGAAGAGATAAGAATATGGCTTGAAGAACAGGACGCAGATTTTGAAGGAATGTTTAGGTAGGTGGTTTATGTGGCTAAAAAATGGACTAGGGAACGAATAGAGCTAGTTAGGAAGTACTTACATAAAGGATTCACCAATAAAGAAATAGCAGAAATAATGACCGACATTGAGGGTGAGAAGAGTTGTAGATATACTCCTAGCATCATAAACACGACTATAACTGCATATCAATTATTAGAGGGTATCTCGCTTAAAGCTTTAGTTAAGTCGGGGAGAAATGTTAAATGGAGTGATGAATTAATATCGGAAGTTATAGACCTAGCTAACAAGGGATTTACTGACTATGTTATAGCAGATATAATGACTGAAAAGCATGAGGTTAAGTTTACACAAAAGCAGATTTCAGCAGTTAGGTCAAGAAGAAGGATTCAAAAAACTAATAAGAAACTTGTTGAAGAAAAAGATAAAAAAATTGATAATACAGATTACTGTAAAAGAATGGCTGAGATAAGTCGAAAAACAATAAGAAATAATAGACAACAAACTGCTAGGATAAGAAAGTTTAATCTTGAAGAGGGTAAGCACTACACTATTAGGACCGATAATACTGGTTCAAACAATAGACGAGGGATAAAGGTATACAGAGATTTAAAATTCTTATATATGACAGGCTATGTACTGTATTTCAAAGATAAGCATGGTATAACTAAGTCCTTTATAAGAGACAATAATTCAGTAAAAATAAAAAAGATGGAGGCATAACATAGTGAAAGATTTACTTAGATGGGTTAATGACATAGAAAGAGAATTAAAATATGTGCATGGTAGTTCCCATGTAGATAACGCATTGATGTTTTTAGATGAAATGGAAAGCACGATACTTGAATATTACGAGGAAATACAAAATGCTGACATGATAAATAGCCCTAGTCACTATAAGTTAGATGGGTTAGATATTGAATCTAAAGAAGTTATTAAGGCAGTGCTAGGTCCAATGGGATACGTTCACTGGGCTTGTGGCAATGCCATGAAATACCTATTCAGGTGGGAGAAGAAAAACGGTTTAGAGGACCTTAAGAAAGCTAGGAAAAATCTGGATTTTGCGATAGAAACTTTGGAGAGTGGAGATGTTTTATAAGTTATTGAATGAAATATTTAACGATAATAATTTTGACTACTATTGGAGTTACAGTCGACACAAGAGAATAACGGAAGGGCGGATATTGTAATGAAAGTTAAATTTACAGCGCATTTAGATATAAGTGAAGATGAAATAGAATTAGATGATGATTTAACAGATGATGAAATAGCAGAACAAGTTTTTGATTATATTTGTTATTTTTTAGATAGTGGATATGAGGTGGTTGATTAATGAAAGTAATAGTTTTTTATGAAAACGGAATACTATTCAATCCAGACTGCATTTATTCTGATGAAGATAAAGGTAGAATTGTAGCAAAGAAAGGACTGGATTATTACACGATATTGAAAGATTTGAACGAAAAAATATTACACGAAACCTTAGAGGATGTTAAGGAAGTAGTAAGTGAGTCTATTAATAGAAAAAACATAGTACTAAATTTCAGGAAGTGCGTTGAATGATTTATTTAGATAAAACCAAGAAAATTAAAATCCTTGAATTATTCGGCGGAATAGGGGCGCCTAGGGTGGCGCTAAGAAACTTAGGTGTTCCAGTCAAGTCGATTGATTACATTGAGATTGACGAAAAGGCTGTTAGGTCTTACAATTCAATGTTCTATGATGAATTGGAATACAAGACCCAGTCAGTTGTTGGTTGGGACTTAAAGCCAGATATCCTAATTCATGGTTCACCTTGTCAAGATTTCTCTATTGCTGGTAAACAGAAGGGGGCAGACCCTAACAGTGGCACAAGGTCAAGTCTTATGTGGGAAACATTAAGGATAATCGAACAGATGGGCGAGTGGAAGCCTAAAATTGTTATTTGGGAAAATGTGAAAAATGTTCTCTCAAAACACATGAAGCATAATTTCGATAAGTATATATCCTACATGGACAAGCTGGGATATACGAGCAACTATGAAATATTAGATGCTAGGGATTACGGACTACCACAGGCGAGGGAACGAGTATTTACCGTTTCAGTATTAGGTGGTAAGAAATTCAATTTTAGCTTGATGAGGAAAAAAGAAATGGCTGATATATGGGATTTTATTGATGATGAATTTGAAAAACATCATATTGTTAGTCAACCGTCAATGCTAAGAAGGATTGAAGGGACTGGATCTAAATTTAGTGGAAGAGTGCAGGTGATTAAAGACTTTGCTTACACGATTACTTGTAAGCAAATGCGTTGCCCCAACAGCGGAGTAATTGATATAGGCAATGGACAATACAGATACTTAACTGAAAGGGAATGTTGGAGATTGCAAGGATTTTCAGACATTGAATATGAAGCAGCATTAAAGGTGCATCCTGGAAGAGAAGGAAAACTGAACGGGGCTTTGTATAAACAAGCTGGCAATTCGATTCCCGTTACGATATTAGAGAGCATGTTTGAAATATTATTAGAAAGTGAGCTAGAAAATGAGTAATATAGTTTTGCTTGTAATAGCATTAAATAAAATCAGTGTACTGACAACACGTACATTCCTTTTGTTAGCAACGTATACATTGTTAACATATATCGTTTTAAAAATATATGTTGAAGATAATGTTTTTGGTAATGAAAAGAAGAAAGTTACTGATAGTTTGATAAAAAAATACAAATTAAAAACAACGCTAGTGATTTGTATAATAAGTTTTCTTTTAAGTAATATAATGCCAACTCAAGAAGAGTTAGTTTTATATTACGGAAGCAAATATGTAACAACACAAAATTATAAAGCAGCAAAGAGTGAATTATTAGATTTTATAAGAGATGTCAAAAAGGAGATTGAAAAATAATGAATCTTGAAGATCTAGAAAAGTATATTTTTGAAATGGAGGGGACAGATGACTTCAAAGCAGTGGTTGCAAAGAGTGTTCTTAATAAACAAGGAAATAAAAGGGTTGTATGAAGAAATAGAAGTGTTAACTTCTTTAGCTGAAGGTGGTGCTATAGAATACAAGGAAAGAGTGCAGACAAGTGGAGACACGTCAAAAGAGGATGTAATGTGTAAGATTGCAGACCTAAAGGATGGCATTAATACTATGATTATGGGCAAGCTAGAGATTATCACAGAAATTAGTTTGAAGATAGCTAGTATAGATGATATTGAGATTGAACCTGTATTGAGACGTAGATATATATTATGTCAGCCGTGGGAGAAGATAGCAGTTGAACTATCATACAGTATTAGGAAAGTATATGACCTGCATGGGCAAGGTTTGAAAAAAATTGAGCAATTAATATAAGTCTGCAGTAATTTGCAGTTGACTATGTGTTATTATGGTATCAGGAAGTAATGACGATTAGACATTATTCCTCCTGTACATATATGAAGTAGTGAGCTAGGGATACGTGTAAGCGTGTCCTTTTTGCTTGCGTAGAAAGTGAGGTGAGGATATGTGAACTATGTAGAGCCGATACGAGATACGAATAAGCTTGAAGATATATTGATGTATCTTGAGAAGACTAATGAAAGAAATTATATATTATTTAATTTAGGTCTATATACTGGACTACGCATATCTGACATACTCAGATTACAGGTTAAACATGTCAGAGGCAAGACTAATATAAGACTAAAGGAGAAGAAGACTGGTAAGTACAAGGATATCAAGATCAACAAGAGATTAAAGAAAGTACTTGATAAGTATATAGAGAACAAGGAAGACTACCAGTATTTGATATATAGTAAGAAAGATGGAGTTGAACCAATGACCCGACAGCATGCATGGAAGATTATCAAAGAGACTTGTATGATGTTTGGTATTGATAATACTGGTACTCACAGTCTACGAAAGACTTTTGGCTATCACTACTATCTGAAGACTAAGAATATAGCTGTACTACAGAATATATTTAATCATAGTGAGCCGAGTGTTACTCTAAGATATATAGGAATTAATCAGGACACGTTGAGTGATGCTTATGATTCAATGTGTTACTTTTAATTTATAAGCAACAAGTTACATAATGAGTTGGTGTAATATTTATAACTAAGGCATAGCTAGTCAATGTGGCTGGAAATTATAGAAAATCAAATGCCACAGGCTGATAAGTGAAAACTATAAAAGATATTACAGAATATTAGATATGTAATATTTTGGGAGGATGAAAGGAGAAAAATGGAAATAATATTGATACACAGAAAAGGCATATTTACTTTTGATAGCATTGAGCAAATTGATAATAAACTAAACCTTTATGGAAAAGGGAAGTTAATTAAAATCTTAAAGCTGGATTCTTGTGAAGAAGCAGAAAACATATTGAATGAGGTAAGGGATAAAGTTATTAAAGGTAACTATAAAATTGTAATAAAAACAAAAAATGAGCTTTGTAATATTTCGAGAGAGGAAAGAGAAAAAGCAAAATGTTTATTTAATAAGCTTAGATTCATAGAAAAAATAAATAAAGGACCGATAACCGTTAATAATGTTACTTGGACTTTTAAATAATAAAAAAACATTAGAGTGAGGTAAATGCAGTGAGTAGAAAAAGGAAACATAAGAAAAATATAAAACAAGATGAATTAAAAAAAGATGTTACAGTTGTTGATGAATATAAAATGTCTAAGCATGAGATAACTGACGAGATAATATCTTGCTTGGTAGACAATAATATAAACACAAAAGAAACGAATGAGATTTGTTTTGCAGTCATGTATCATGTCTTGATGGATAAAGAAAATGCCAAGATCTTAAAAGGAAAGATGGGAATAGATATATTGCAGTTAAAGGGCAACGACCTGGTAGATTTCGTTCATGCTATGAATAAAACATTTGTTCAACTGAAAGATGACTTCTCAAACATACATCAGCTAGTAGGAGAAGATAAGTAGTCATGGACTTGATGACACCAGAACTACTATCAAAGATAAAGGGGTGGCTTGCAGAAGGTAAAGACTACAGGTGCTACCAACTAAAAGAGTGGCGAGGGGTTAAAGGCATAAGAGCTAGAGCAAAGGCAAGAGATAAGCACTGTGTTGATTGTGCTAAGGTTGGGAAGTTATCACATATAGAAGAAGTTCATCATGAAATAGAATTAAAAGAAGACCCTACAAAGTTTCTGATGTTAAGTAATGTGGTATGCCTATGCCAGTCTTGCCACAATAAAAGGCATGATAGGTTTGAAGGTGAAAAGAAAAAAAGTTTCACCACAGAAGAACGTTGGTAGTGCTGTTAAATTTTTTAAATGCCCCCCGGTCAAACCATTTCATTTCTCTGGGGGAGGTGTAGCAACGCGGAGAGGGGTTCGGAAAAAATACTTACAAAAAAACATCATACGCACGCACGCGAGAAGGGAGGTTTTTATCATGGGAGAAGAAGTTTACAAGCTGACCAAAAAACAGGTTATCAGGAGAAATAAAATTCATGCTGCTATGACTGCCCAAATGAAGGAAAATGGAACTTACAAAGAACCCTTTATAGATATTTCTGAAAGATATATTGCCATGTGGGAAGTATCTATGATGTTAGAGGATGATATCCAAAAAAGAGGAGTTCAAATTATGACAGAAAAAGGGCCGAAGAAAAATGATTCAGTCGCTATGCTTACTAACATGAACAAGCAGATGTTAATATGTCTTGAAAAACTAGGCCTTTCAGTATCAACTGTGAAAAACGAACTTGGCGGTGATATCTAGTGTATAATACTGGTTGTAAGTATTTTGATGAATGGTTTGAAAGTTGTGATAAGCAGCCAACAAGTATATGGAATTTACATCTAAGAGACCTGATTTTAGAGAAAATTGAAAAACAAAATATTTATGTTGATGTTAAAAAAGTTGAAAAACTGATAAAAACTATAGAAAAATATAGGCCATATAAGCTGGCACCAGTGCAGAAGTTCCTACACTGTATACCCTATACTTACTTGGCCCCAGGAATAAAAGCATGGAATGAAATTCTAATAGAAAGTGGGCGAGGTTTCGGCAAAAATGCCTTTGTAAGTGATTATATATTAGGGGCAACAAGCAATGTAAATGGTATAAAGGGGTATAATGTGGATATCGTGGCCACCGCAGAAGAGCAGGCAAAAACTTCTTTTACCGATGTTTACAACACAATTGACGACAATCCAGAATTGAAAAGAGCTTACAAAAAAACCTTGGTTGAAATTGAATTTGTAAAAACTAATTCAAAGGTCAAATACTACACCTCTAATGCAAAAACCAAGGATGGTTTAAGACCAGGTGCTGTTGTTTTTGATGAAATTCATGCTTATGAAGATTATGACAACATCAAAGTATTTAGGTCAGCATTAGGAAAGGTCCCCGAGCCTTTGACAATATACATCACAACGAATGGATATGTAAGAGGTGGTGTGCTTGATGATTTGGTGACAGAAGGAAAAGAACTGCTTCTTGAAAAAGACTTGGATTCAAAGTTGTTTCCATTTATTGCAGCAATAGACAATTATGAAGAGTGGGAAGATCCTAGAATGTGGCTAAAGGCAAATCCAATGATTCCATATTTGCCCATACTAGAACAAGAATATAAGGATGCATTCAGAAACGCAAAAAAAAGACCCCACATGAAAGTCGAGTTTATAACAAAGAGACTCAACTTTACCATGGAAGACACAGACACAGCTGTCGCTAGTTGGGAAGATATATTAGCAACTAATCAAGAGGTCAATTGGGAAGATTTCAGGGGATATTCTTGTGTTGGTGGAATTGACTATGCCAGCTCAAGAGACTTTATTGGTGTGGGACTTTTGTTTAAAAAGATAGTTGATGAAAGAACAAAATATTATTTTAAGCATCACACCTTCATTGTTGAGGAAAGTTTAAAGCTAGTAAAATTCAAAGTGGATCTTGATAGGGCGATAAGAGAAGGTCTCGTTACCATAGTTCCAGGCAAGACTATGGAACCTAGGTATTTGACAGACTGGTTTTTAAATGAGGTTAAAGAAAATAGATACGTGATAGAAGAAATCGCAACAGATGACTACAGATATGAACTAATAAAAGATGATTTTATAGACTGTGGACTTCCACTTACAACTGTGAGGAGTGGACCAATATCTCATGCAAAAATTGCACCTACTGTTGAAAAGCTATTTGCAGATCATGATATTATATTCGGTGACGATATGATGATGAGATGGTACACAAACAATGTAAAAGTTGTAACTGACGGAAAGGGCAATAAGACATATCAAAAACAAGATCCTGAAAGAAGAAAAACAGATGGATTTATGGCATACATTCATTCAATGCTAAAGAGGGACTTAATAAGAGTCGTTACAATGTCTAGCATTAAGAGTGGATTTAAGACATACACGTATAATTAAGATTTAATCTAGGGGGAACTGTGGCTTTTATAATGCGGAAAAGGGGGTGAAAAAATGGGGATATTTAACAAGATGATAGGTGTTTTTACAGGCAACAACAAGTCAATGCTTGATGCCATGCCCGAGGGGGATTTTACTCTTGAAGGAATTACCCTTCCAATCACAACAGAGCAGATTTATCTTGAATATGCAATATCAATGTGCATCAACAAAATTGCTAATGCTCTAAGTCAGTGTACGATTGAAACTTATGAGAAGGGTCAGATAAGAAAAGGTGAGGTCTGGTATCAATTCAACGTTGAACCAAACCTAAATCAGAATATAAGTGATTTTTGGAATAAGTTAGTTCTTGAAATGGTTGTAAATCCTCATGGGGCACTGATAGTTCAGTCTTTTGAGGGTTATTGGATAATTGCAGATAGTTATTCTGTATCTGAAAAGGCTCTAAAGGAGAACGTATACAGGGACGTTAGGGTTGGGGATTTTGTATTCAATCGTGAATTCAGAGAAAGTGATGTTCTTCACCTAAAGCTATCTAACAAAAACGTAAAGCAACTCGTTGGGAGTGTTTATTCAGTTTTTGGGAAAGTTCTTACAAGTGCAATAAGAAACTACAACAGAAAAAATGCAAGGAAAGTATTTGTAAATATTGATACAATGTTTGAGGCCTTCAAAAAAGAAATTGATGAGAAGACTGGTAAAACAGAGTATGACCTAAGACTAGATGATTTATTTAAAAATAGGCTAGTCGGTTACTTTTCTGAGTCAGATTCTGCAACACCTATTGAAAAAGGGCTAGAGATTGAAGATAAGACAGCTGAACTGAATGGTACTGGGGCTAAATATAGGGAGACAGACGATATCAGAGGGGCTTTTGACGATATCATAAATATGGTAGCAGATATATTCAACATACCTAGAGGTCTGTTAAAGGGAGATACAGCTGATGTTGAGACCATGACAGATAACTTTATTACTTTTTGCGTAAATCCAATAGCAGGTCAGATTGAAGATGAAATCAATCGTAAGCTGTATGGGAAAACGGCAGTTCTTGAAGATACAAAGATGAGAATTAAGACATCATCAATAAAGTCATATGATCTTACAAAAATAGCTGCCAGTGTTGAGGCCTTGTATAGAATAAGAACTCTTAATACAAATGAAGTTAGAAGGCTATTGAAGTATGAAGAAATCAAAGAGGTGTGGGCAGATGAATATATGGAAACAAAGAATTATCAAGAAGTAAACAAGAAAGGGGGTGAGGAAGATGGTAAATAAGGCAATAAAACCAAGGTGTGAACTTGTAAATAACGAGGTTGCAAATGAGTTATTTTTGTATGGTCCAGTATTTAGTGGTAAGGATTGGTGGTATGACGAGGATGAGTATATATGTCCTCAAAATGTCGCAAGTGCTCTTAAGGAAGCAGATGGAAAGGATATTGTTGTTAGGATAAATACTAATGGCGGAGATGTATTTGCTGGAATATCGATATACAACACGTTAAAAGATTATAAGGGCAAGATAACTGTAAAAGTTGATGGAATTGCTGCAAGTGCTGGTTCTGTAATCGCCATGGCTGCTGACGAACTTAAAATGGGTGTTGGCGCAATGCTGATGATTCATAATGCCTGGACCTTTACATACGGCAATGCTGATGAATTAAGAAAGGCTGCAGATGACCTTGATAAAATTTCTGATAGCATCACAGAAATTTATATGACAAGGTTTAAGGGAGAAAAGGACGAACTTAAGTCTTTGCTTGATGCAGAATCATATTTGACATCAGAAGAATCAATTGCTCTTGGTCTTGCAGATGGTGAAGAGCCAGAAGAAGGCGAGAGTGATAATAATGAGAAAAACAAGCAAGATGTTAAAAGTTCAATAGTTGCTAAGTACATGGCAAAAAGAAATGAATCCAGGCAAGAAGCTAGCAAGGGTTCTTTTTTTATGAATAAATTCAATAAATAGAAAGGTGGAATTAAAATGGCATTAAAGAATAAAGACACAGAAAAGGATATAAAGGGGTTGGCTGTAGATGTTGCCAATGCAGAAAATGAGGAAGAATTTGTAAAGGCCCAGTTGGCTTTTGCTAAGAAGATTGAAACTGATATAATTCTACAAGCTAAGAGCTTGGTGGAAGAAGATATGTCAGATACTAGACTGCTTGAAGCAAGGGGAATACGCACCCTTACTAGCGAGGAAAAGAAATATTACAACCAGGTACTGTCTAATGGTGGATTTAAGGGAATTGAAGATATGATGCCCATCACAATAGTTGACAGGATATTTAAGGATATTGAGGCAGAGCACCCACTGCTTCAAAAGATTCAGTTTGTAAACACAACTGGAATAACTAAGTGGCTTGCTAGAAAATCTGATGCAGAAGGAGCAACATGGGGCAAGCTTGGAACTGAGATAAAGAAAAAGCTTGATAATTCATTTGAGGTAATCAATACAACTCTTAATAAGCTTTCAGCGTTTATCCCGGTTTCAAAGGACATACTAATACTAGGACCTGAATGGGTTGATAAGTTTGTTAGAACTTTGCTTGCTGAATCAATAGCAATAGGTCTTGAAAAGGCAATAATAGAGGGTAACGGTGTGGATTGTCCTGTTGGTATGTTAAAGGATATGACAAAGCCTAAGGATCCAAGTACAGGATACCCTGATAAAGAAACAACTGAACTAAAGGACTTAAAACCACAGACTTTAGGTAAGAGTGTAATGAAGCCACTTGTTGATAAGAAGGTTAAGACTATTAACAGCGTGCTTTTGGTGTGCAATCCAGGGGACTACTGGGAGAAGATATTCCCGCAGACTACAGTAATGAGTGCAGCAGGTCAGTATGTATTTAATGTTCTACCAATAAATGCAGAAATATGCCAGTCTGCATTTGTTCCTGAAGGCAAATTGATAGCTTGCATCCCAGATGATTATTTTATGGGTGTAGGATTTAATGGTGGGGTTCAGTATTCTGATGAGTACCAGTTCCTTGAAGACGAAAGGGTATATCTGCAGAAATTACTAGGGCATGGACAGCCTATCGAGCCTAAGTCATTCTTAGTTTACAACATATCAGGAATGACCGTTCCTGCTCTTTAATATATTTTGTGACCGGCGGAAATGCCGGTCATAACTTTAGTGAGGTGATAAAATGGCAAGTAAAAAAATAAAGGCTAGAGTTTTGTTTATATTTGAAGACATAAAGGACAAAACAACAAGAAAGCCTGGGGAAATCTTTGAAACTACAAAAACTAGGTTGAATGAAATAAACAAGTCCTCAAACGATATGTTTGGCAAAGACTATGTTGAAGAAGTTTCAGAGGACACAAAAGAAAATAAAGAAGAGTGCTGAGGTTAAGATATGGATTTACTAAGCGAAGTAAAAGACAGGCTAAATGTCACTTGGGAGTATGACGACTCTAAAATTAACTCCATGATTGAAGAAGGCAAGGACTTTATTATATCAAGAGTCGGAAGAACCGACTTTGAAGTAGAGATATCCGCGAGAAAGATATTAAAAGAATATTGCCTATACGCATGGAATGGATCTATTGCATCATTTGAGGACGATTTTAAAAGTGACATACTAAACCTTCAATTAAAGCATGGTTTAAGGTAGGTGCATTGATGAAATTTAATAAAAATAATGGCGAAGAACTCAACAGCGGACTACTATATTTTGGAAGCAAAAAAACTAAAAGAGATGATAAAAGGCAAGTCACTGGAAATGAATTTTTGCCACTAGGAAGACTTAAATATAAGGTCAAGAGTTTTAAGTACGAAGACTTTACTAGCTACTTTGGAATTGAAACAAGGGTGGACATTAAAGTTAAAACCTACAGAGCCAAGAATATTGAAAAAAGTCTTTTGATAAAAATTGATAATGACTACTTTGACATAATACATATTGACCATGATATGAGCGGGATGTATATGTATTTATATTTGCAAAAAAGGAGTGGGTTAGATGATTAAGGATTTTAAGGGGCTTATAGCTGAGTTAGAGGATATGTTTCCAGTCTTTGCCACCGATATAAGAAAAGACGAGGTTATGGCCAATGAGTCATTTTTTGTATTTGATGATGACGGTGGTATAACAAGGTCTGACAGCTCAACAAATGAATATAGGCAAGAATTTTATTTATCATTTGTTACAAGGGCAAAGGAAAAGATAGATAAGTTTAAGCTAATAGAGTTGTTTGATAGGCATAAGCTATTTTTCATTTCCTGCAATACCCAGGTGGGGAAAATTGAAAGCCTAGATGTTGAAATTTCAATGACAACTTTTACATTCTATCAAAGACAAATGATGTGCAGGGGTTAGAATATGACTAGAGTTCAAGTCGATTTTAGAAAAAGTGAAGAACTATCAAAGGCTCTTTTAAAAACTAGCAAGAAAGTAGAGGCGGACCTTAATGAATATTTGCACACCACGGGAGCCAAAACAGTTGTTGAAAGCATCATTGGCTTTATGCCAAGATCCAATAGGCAAAAAAAGCATGCAAAAGATAGCAACCCGCTTAAATTTGATAAGTTTAATTTAGGGTTTGAAGTATACGCAAAAGGCGGAGCGCCAAACAAAAAAGGAAGCTTTGGATATTTGGTTTTCCCAGATCAAGGAATTGGTCCGCATAACAAGGTTGCGCAAGAATTTTTTAGACGTGGTTTGGAATCAAAAGAGAACAAGCTTTTTGATGATTTGATAAAAATAATTTACGAGTCTTTTTAGACGAAAGGAGAAATTTATGGCTAACAGAGATACACAATTTTCATATTTTAGAGTAACAAATGGACATATGCTATTCGATGGAGAAGAACAAGCTAAAAAGCTAGGGTGTACTGGCGAAATAGAGGTTGAGTCTGAAATTAAGACTATAACTAAAAAGTGCGAAGGAGTAGACAAGGAAAAGAGGTCGCAAGTAGTTGGACAGAAGATAAAGTTTGTAGGGCATATTGAAAGAGAGGTCCTAAACGATATATTCGGCATAAACACTAATGGCCTTAAAAAAGGAGTTTACGCATACGGAAAAAACTCACTTGGAAAGGTAGGAACGCTTACTTGGGATGCATATGACATGATGGAAACAGATGTGGAGCTGCTTGCATTCCCTAAGGTTTCAGTTGCATCAGGGCTTACACTAGGTATTAAAAATGGTGAAGATGAGGTTGCAGAAATTGAAGTTGAATTTTCTGTAACAGAAGATGATTACGGACAATTTATGTACAGAGCGTTTAAGAGCGAGGCAACAGAAGTTGCGGAGAAATGGCATACAAAGTTCGAATCTAAAAATATGCAGAAAGGCTTATAAAAATTGGGAGGGTGATTTATGTTAATCAGTAAATTAAACAGAAAAAGTGGCGGGCAAGTAGGAATAAATACGAATTTATCGCTATGGTCTCTAAGAGAGGCGGAGTCCAAAGGACTTCTGAATAAAGATTTTATATCTAAAATAATAAAGGCTGGGATAAGGTCAAGCAGTGGAGATATTGATTTTGAGGGGCTTTTATCAGATGATTTTTTGCTAATGGATTTAGCGTATTTGTGTTACAAAACTGAAAACAAAAACGGAATGGAAATTGAAGAATTTTTTGAAGAAGTCGAAATAAATCTTGAAGAGTTGTCGACAATTTTCATTTGTGTAATAACAAATTTATTCAAGAAAAATGGTGAGATGCCGGGCGAATTTAAGAAAGCGACACCTAGACAAAAAACAAATGGCAAGAAAAAAAAACACCGTCATTAAATCCTAGCAATGTTGAAGAGCTATTTTCAATATTTGCATTTTATTTCGGGCTAGGTGTAGATATTTGGGACATACCAATATCTAGCCTATATGAAATATCGATAAATAAAATAGCAATTGATAATTATTTGAATAGTAGCGAAGAGTAGCCACCTTGGGAATCCAGGGTGGTTTTAAATTTATATTTGAAGAAAGGAGGTTAATATGGCCAAGAAAAAGGAAGTTAGTGTTGAGTATAAGCTCATAAACACGCAGTTTAATTCAGCGATTAAAACCATACAAAGCGAGATGAACAGTCTGAATAAGGCCTTTAGACTTCAAAAAGAACAAATGAAGCTAAATGCAAGCGAGTCTGAAAAGTTGACTGTGACACTAGAGCACTTAAAGGAAAAACAGAAGCTTGCTAAGGACAAGGTCGAGGAAACTAAAAACGCGCTTGAAAATGCTAAAAAGATTATGGGCGAAAACTCGATTGAAGCTAAAAAATGGTCAGACAAGTTGCTAGATGCACAAAGGGCAGAAGCCAGCATAAAAAATGAGATAGAAAAGACCAATCAAAAATTAAAAGAAGCAGCAAAGGCAGAGAGTGAAGCTGCAAAGGCTAGCGAAGATAGGAGAAATAAATTAAGTGTCTTGTCTAGTGAACAAGAAAGGCTAAGCTCTAAGACGGATGCGCTTACTGCTAAATATAATTCTCAAGTTTCAGCTCTAGGCAACAATGCCAAGGAATCAGACAAGTTAAAGCTAAGACAAGATTATTTAAAATCCGCAATGGAAAATACCGAAAAAGAAGTTTCAGTTCTTAAAGACAAGCTTGAAATTGCAAAAAAGGAATTTGGAGACAATTCAACCGAGGTCAACAAGCTTGAAAAGGAACTAGCAGAAGCAACTCAAAAAGTCAGAGATTTCAAGAATGAATATGACAATGTCGGAAATTCTGTTAAGGCAGTTTCTGATAAGTTGTCAAAAACAGGCAAGGTCGTATCTGGAATAGGGGACAGCTACACAAAAAGAGTGTCCCTGCCTATGATCGCTGGAATCGGGGCAACAATAAAAGTTGCAAGTGATATGGAAAAGGCCTTTACTGGTGTTAGAAAAACAGTTGATGAGGTGAGAGATAAAAACGGCAAGTTGGTGGTTTCTTACGCAGACCTTGAAAAAGGAATAATAGATATGTCTAAGACAATGCCGACATCAGCTGTTCAAATAGCGAGCGTTGCAGAAGCAGCTGGACAGCTTGGAGTAAAAGGACAAGATATCATTCCATTTACTAAAACAATGGTTCAGATGGGAGAGTCCACAAACTTAAGCGCGACTGATGCAGCAACAGCCATTGCAAGATTTACAAATATAATGGGCGGTTCTTTAAAGAACGTGGACAGGATGGGCGCTGCAATAGTTCACCTAGGAAACAACTACGCAACAACTGAGTCAGAAATAACCCAGATGTCTCTAAGACTAGCAGGTGCTGGTAGGCAAATAGGTCTGTCTGAACAAAACATACTGGCACTTTCAACTGCAATGACATCACTAGGAATTGAAGCAGAATCTGGCGGTTCTTCCATGTCTAAGGTTATGACAAAAATGCAAAATGCAGTGATGGGACCTCAAAAAGCTATGAAGGCATTTGAAGCTGAACTTCAAAAAGTAGGTTTATCATATCAAGATGTTCAAAGTGCAGTAGAAAAGGGTGGCAAAACACTTGAAGAAATGGCTGAAAAAACAGGATATTCTAAAAGTGCATTAAAAGATATGGTAAAAGAATTCGATGATGGAACTTCAAAAATAGAATTATTTTCAAAAGTTTCTGGGATGAGCTCAGAACAGTTTGCAAAGACATTTAAGGAAAAACCGATAGAAGCCATTCAAGCATTTATAAGAGGACTTGGCAAAATAAAAGAAAATGGCGGTAATGTAAATGAAACCTTGACTAATCTTGGTATCACAGAACTCAGAGAAACTGACACATTAAGAAGACTTTCGGGCGCATCTGATTTATTGTCAAAGGCCGTAGATGACTCTAATAAGGCTTGGAAAGAAAACACTGCTCTTAAGACAGAGGCAGAGAAGAGAAATGAAACCTTTGCTGGCAAGATGGGGATTTTAAAAAATAACGTCCTATCGTTCATGAATGATGCAGGTAAGCCATTTGCTGATGCACTAATTAATATATTTGACACATTAAAACCAGTCCTTCAAGGCATTTCAGACCTTGCTAGAAAATTCAACGATGCAGATCCTGCCACAAAAAAGATGGTTATTGCAATAGCTGGAATAGCCATTGCATTTGGTCCAGTAATGTCTGTTTTTGGACGTTTTATAACCGGACTTGGGACCTTAACGGGAGCCTGGGCAACAGCTTTTGGTGGGGCAGAAGCTGCTACTCCAGCAGTTGCTGGACTTGCAAAAGTTTTAAAAGGGCTTTCCAAGTTAGGAGGTCCACTAAAGACTATCTTTGGCGGAGTATTTAAAGGCATAGTTGGGGTATTCTCCAAGCTATTACCGCTCGTATCTGGAGCATTTCAAGGTGTAATAGGTCTTATAGTGGCAAACCCTATTGCAGCAGCCCTGGCAGTCGCTGTGGCAGCCCTAATATTCATATGGGTTAAATGGGGGGATGATATCAAGGCATTTTTTGCAAAACACTGGGAAGGTGTGAAGCAAACCTTTGTTGATGGCTGGAATGCTGTTAAAGATACAATAACAGACCTTTGGAATGGATTTATTGAAGGGGCAAAGCCTATTTGGGAAGTTCTTAAAAACGTGTTTGAATTCATATGGCTAGCAATAAAAGAAGTATTTAATATCGGATGGCTTGCAATAAGCACACCGATAATACTTGCATGGCAGCTATTTGTGGCGGGTGCAAAGGCCATTTGGGAACCATTATCCCAATTTTTTAGCAGTATGTGGAATGGAATTAAGGAAATAGCAACTAGTGTATGGCAATCAATTTCAGATTTTACAATGTCAATATGGCAGCCTATTTCAGAGTTTTTAAACGTGATATGGAGTGGAATTAGTTCAACTGCATCCACAATATTTAATGGAATCAAGGACACAATATCATCAGTATTTAATTTTATTGATCAAGATATAATCACCCCTATTTGGAACAACATATCTGGATTTTTGTCAAAAACATGGGATTTAATAAGTTTTACTGCATCAAATGTATTTAATGGTGTAAAAGACTTTTTCTCAAGGACTTGGGACAATATAAGTTCAAAGGCGAGCGAGTCATGGTCATCAATAAGATCTAATTTAGGTGCGAAGTGGGACGCAATAAAATATGTTGCAAGAGAAAAGTTTGATGCAATTAAAAGTAACATCTCTAACACATGGGACAATTTAAAAAGGTCCACTGGTGAAAAGTGGAATTCAATAAGTGGTGCTGTAAGTCGTAAGATGGACGACATGAGGACATTTGTGAAAAGAGGGTTAGACAGCATATCTAGATTCTTCTCAAATTGTAGGTTGGAGCTTCCAGACATAAGACTGCCTCACTTTAGTATAGACGGAGAATTCTCACTTGATCCTCCTTCAATACCTCATATATCTGTTGATTGGTACAAAACAGGTGGTATCGCTAAAAGTGCTAGTATCGTCGGAATAGGTGAAGCTGGTAAAGAAGCCGTAGTACCACTTGAAGGGCATTATATGGCACCATTCGCACAGGCTATAGCAGATAGGATAAAGTTCAACAACCAGTCCAGCGGAGCGATTACGATAATCCTAAATCAAGATGTAAAAGAAACTGCTGATTTTAGAAAGGGAGTTGACATCGTCGATAAGGAACTAAGACGAAAAGGCTTTAAATTAAATTATGGAGTTGGGGGTGCATGATGCAGAGTTTAATATTATTTGTTAAAGACAAAAGGATTGATTTATCAAGCAAGGGATTTTGTATAAAAGAGCGCCCTCATATCCCCACAACTAAGGCAAGAGTTGAGAGCATAGATGTCCAGGGGAGAGATGGTAGTCTTCATATTGATAAGGGATATGAGGATATAGATATATC